GTAGCGCAGGCGCGGGCTCGCGGGGTCGTGGCCGTCGTCGCTGACGGTCACGAGCTGCGGGGGCAGCACCTCGCAGGTCACGATCTCGCCGCCGTATCTCACCAGGCGGACGAAGGCGTTGCCGTCGAGGACCATCGAGGCCACCATGTCGGCGAGGAAGTCACGGCGTGAACGGTTGATGTCGGGGCGCTGGACGAGAGCGCTGACGGTATCGAGCTTGATGCCGTTGCGGGTCTCGTTGATCGGCAGGCCGGTGATGGCTGTCTGCAACACCTGCACGCCACGGAACACGGTGGACAGGGTGAGCGGGTCGCATTCCGCGCGGCGGGCCGGGGGCAGGATGCCGTCGGGCACGTCGTCGAGCGCGGCCGCGCCACGGGTGACGATGCCGCCCGCGAGCTTGAGCCTGCGCCAGAATCCAAGTCGTTCGTTCATGCCCACAAGAATGGGGCCGAAGGCGGCGGGCCGTCCAGCACCGTGAAGCCAAGCGAAGCCAAGCAGCGTCAAGCGGTGCCATCAGACTATGAACGGCGTGGTCTCCTCGGGCTGGTGGGTCGCTCCCCATGCGGCCAACATGCAGCTTTCGAGCGGCGACGTGAGGCCGGTGGAGCCACGGCGGGTGATGCGCCATGCGTCGCCGCTCCACGTGCGCGCGCTTTTGGCCACGCTCATGTCCAGTTCCGTGTCGAGCGCGTGGGTCACGGTGTGGTTCTGCAAGCCGGAAACGTAGGCCTGGCCGACCGCGAGGTAGTCGGCGGCGGAGAGTTCCACGAACCTCACGAGCTGGTCGCCGTATCTGTCGGTGAGCGATGCGAGCCGGTCGCGCAGGTCGGCGTTGGGGCCGCGCGTGTCCATCACGAGCGGTGCCGCGTAGTCGGTGCACAAACGGGTTATCTCGTCGGGGGCGTTGCCGGTGCCGGCCAGCACCTTGAGCAGTTGGGTGGTGACGGTACCGTCCTGGTTGACGATGCCGACGCTCACGCTGGTGTTGGTGGCGTCCACGTCCACGGCGGCCGCGAACACGATGGGCCGGCCGTCGAGCTCGGCGGGCTTGATCGGCGCGACGGCGGTGGTTTCCCACAGGTCGGCCGCTATCACCCTGTCGGAAACGCCGGTGTCGCGCCTGTTGCCGAACGCGCGAGCCCAACCGGCCACGTTGTCGCCGAACCCCTCGCGGAAGTCGCGCAACTGGGGCTTGTACCACAGGTAGCCGGCGGCGGGATGGTAGCGCATGACCACGTCCAGGTCCTCGGGGTCGGCGTCCTCGGGTATCCCGAAATCGAACCAGCAGGTGCGTTCGGGCACGTCCCCGGCGCGCAAACCGTCCAGCAGCGGGTTGAAATAGGTGCTGTCGGCGTTGCCCTCGGTCGAGGTTATCCACCGTTGCGCGGCCACCCCTGTGCGCATCAGACGAGTGTTCATGGTCGGTATTATGGCGTCCATGATGGTGTCCCCGGCCTCCTTCGTCAGCGAGAACGCCTCATCGATGGTGACCTTGTCCATCTGCTTGCCATGGCCGGCTATCTTGGTCATGGCCATGGGGCTTATCGTGCTGCCGTTCGTGAAGCTCACGCTCATGCCGCCGTTGGAGAACCGGAACTTACGGACCTTCTGCATCAGGCGCGTGCCCTGCATCAGTTCGGCGTACTCCTTGAAATGGTCCTCGGCGTCCTTGCCGGTCTGCGCTGCGTAGGCAATGCGCCGGCGGCGGCCAAGGGATGCGTTGAACGTGTCCGACGAGTCCACCAGCGCCGACTTGCCGCACTGGCGCGGCGTGCTGATCACGACGGTGTCGTAATGGAAGGTGCCGGTGTCTTCGTCTATCTCGCAGGCCACGTCCGCCACGTAGCGTTGCCACGGGATCAGCGGCGTGCCCATCATCGCCGCGATGCCCGCCAATCGCGGCCCCAACGTCCTGCGCGTCTCGTCGCGCCGGGTGCCGCCCCTAATCAGCATCGCCGGCACCTCCCGACCACGCGGCCTCCACGTCGTCGTCCGCGACGACCTCGGCGGGATACATGTCGCGAATCTTCCACAGGGCGTCGATGTACTGCGCCATGTTGCGGCTGATTTCACGGCCCGACCGGTTCTGGCTGTCGATGTTGGCCGCAAGTGAGAGCATGGCCTGGCAAAGACCATCGCGGATGGGGTCGTATTCCGGGTGCGAGTCCTCCAAGTCCTTGACGATGCGGCGCGTGGCCTGCTCCTGCGGGCCGATGTTCCGGCCGGTGTCCTCGTCGAATCCGTCGAGCATCATGCGTTGTTTGCTCCAATCATAAAACGGTGTATCTTGTGTTTTTGAAGAGCGATACCCGGAAAACGTTGATATTCCAACGTTTTCCGGCTTTTTTTATTCTTGGGTTGGGGGGAGAAAAAACTGGGCGCGGGGTCTTGGTCGAGGCCGGCGAGTTTAAAAAACCGCGTTCACCACTCAGGCCGCGCCGCGACGCTGGCGGCGTCGGAGCGAAGGCCCAAGGCCGTGAGACGGGCCCGTCGGGCGGCCTGCCTTGCATCCACCAGCGCCTGCGAGAGATGCAGCGAGTACCATCGGCGCACCAGCACGCGCTCGTCCTCGGTGACCGCATGGTCCCATGCCTCGGCGTAGTCCACATCCATCACGTGTATGTCGTAGTCCAGTGCCAGCCACTCGTCCAGCATCCGCGGGTGCCGGCGGCTGGACGGGAACGTGCGCACGCACCACACGTCCAACGGTTCCGCGCATGTGGTGAAGCTGCGGTACGCGGCGCTCCATGCCATGCCCACGGCCACGCGCTCGGCGCGCGATTCGGTCTCGGCCACGCCCATCGCGTCGGCCAGATACGAGTAGGCCACCACTGGGTCCGTGCTTCTGCTGTGTTCGGTGATGTAGTCCAGCGCTGTCGCGTCGCAACCCGGCGGGCACACGATTATGTGCATCCTTGCGCCGTAACCGTACAGCACGCGGTCCTGTCGGCTGGCGTTGCAGTGCTTGCAGGCGCGGCGGATGTTGGCCACGGTCGCTTTGCCGCCGTGCGAGTGGGGCACGATGTGGTCGTCCTCCTCGCCCACCACGGTGCATCCCGGCAACCCCAGCCAACAGGTGTTGCCGTATGTGGCGATGACCTCGGCGCGCACGCACGGGTCGATGACCTGCCTTCTGCCCATGGCTATCGCTCCTTCCGTGCGGCGAGCCACATGTCAAGGTCGGCCAGCTCGTACAGGATCGGGGAGTTCGGGGCCTCGCCGCTTCGGAAGTACGCCGGCCCCGTGCCCTGGTCCCGCATCCGCTGCATCGTGCGCCGCGACACATGCAGATACCTTGCGGCCTGGCTGACGGTGAGTTTCACGCGCGGGTTCACAGCAGGCCAACCCATGCCTTGAGCGACGTGATCAGGTCGTCGCGGTCGAACCCGTAGTTACCGGCGATGCGAAAAGGCTTGGGCACAATGCCCTCGCTGACCAGCTGCTGCATCGCATGGTCCCCGGTAGGGTCGGCGGTCGGGCTGATACGGTTCAAACGAAGCAGATTGATGACGATGGAACGATCGACAGTAGCGGTACCGGTCGTATCATGTTCTAGCGTCGGCAGATTCCACCGAACCGCGTTCCTCATATCCCGAGCCCTGACCGCCTTGCTGGTCACATGCTCACGGCGGTACTTCTTCTTAATCTTCCTTCGTTCCCTTGTCGGCACGTAATCAACTGCATAACCCATGATGTTCTCCAATCAGCTCGTAGGCGGTTAAGTGGGTAAGTCCTGTAATCGATGGAATCAATGAATTTCGGATGGTGGAAGGTTAGAGCGGGGAACCATAAGGCGGGAAAACAAGAATCAAGAAGGTTCCTGATTCCCGTTCTTCCCGAAGGGTTCCCACATGTGAAGCATTTCGGCATGGAGCCAAGGCCGTCGCATATGGTCAGCGGCGCAAGGCCGCGACGAAGGTCAACGCACGTGCCACCCCACGCATGGGGCCGATGGTGCCGCTTTCGTCCCTGGGAACACGACACGTGCGTTTAGCTGCAACCCGCACGCCTCCCCGCTAGGGACGCTTCAACCACCACGCCACACGTGGTGTGTTTGTAACGCGCTGGGCAAGGCGCGGCCGGGTGCTTCATCACGCCTCGCACGCAACCGACGGTCGGCGTGGTCAAAGGCATATTCGGTTATCGACGGCGCAAGCCGTCACAGATCGCCGCCGCGTCTTCGCCGCACCGCATCGTCATGAGCCAACGAATCAGTCACGCACGAGCGCAACTGCTCCAACTGCGGGCGGGTCAGCACCACCGCCGCGCGAACATCACCGGAGTCGAACGACACACGGAAGATACCCGGATAGGCCTCGTAATTATCCACGCAGACCCTAGTAGCCATACCCATACCGACTCCTCTCGTCATCGTCGTCCCACAGCCACCGCCAGAACGCGCACAAACCAACCGCCAGCAGCACCGACGGCAACACAGCCACGACGCACAGGCCACGTAGCACGGTCCTACAGATGGCGCGCATGCTTCGCCTCACTGATGGCCCTGGCAATCTCACGATTGACCGTCACCAACTCACCCATCGACAACCCATCCACGTCCAACAACTGCCCACGGATGTCCGCGAGGACATGGAAACGATAAGGATTGCCACCATCGGTCACCCTGCAAAACACGTCAAACGTGTCGCTGGTGGACTCAGGCTTCAAATACGGCACGAGACACCTCCGGTTGTAGATTGAACGTCATGAATGGAATTACGAATTGGTTTCAAAACATCGACATGGGTGACCCGAACTGGGTCATGGCGATTTGCGCAATATTGACAATCATCGGTGGAGCGGGCGCGTTCATCGTCAAAAAACTTATTGGCCTCGTTAGCAAAGCGTCCCGGAAGGAAACACCAGCGGAAGGGCCTGCGACGCCAATCACGAATGACGAAATAGACGCCATGTTTCCAGCAACAACGTCGGCGACTCTCAAGCCTCCCATGCCGCCCAAGTTCAGAATCGACATCGACGAAAGCGGGTCGCGCTTCGTCCTTACCAACATCGGAGGCCCTGCGCGTAACATCTCCGTGTTTGCCGAAGCGGTCGAGGGAACCTACACGAACACATGGAACAACTATCTTGGAAGAACCGATAGCGAACCATGGGGGCTGCCCGACGTCCACTTCTTCAACATTGGACTGCCGAAACTGCGAGAGGAGCGTCAACAAGGCGGCACCGCGTTCTTTGACGGACACGTGGAGGGCGGGGACGGCAAAGCCCATTACCCCATCAAATTCACCATCGTCTGGGACGGATGCCCTGAACCCGTGGAGATCATTAAAACCATCAACTAACATCCGGGGCCTCCGTAATCCGGCCCGACAGCGCTTCGCCAAGCTCGTCGCGCAACGCTTCGGCCTCGGAACGATCCAGAGGAACAACGAGGTTCCCCACAGAACCGGCACGAGAGAACTCGACGAAGAACACATCAGGGCAATGCGCCAGACGGCTTACATGCACCGACACACGTTCCACGCCAGCCATCACGCCACCTCCAAAGGCTCTCGGCCAAGCACGAGATCAGTGGAAACGTCGAAAAAGTCGGCTATGCGCGACACGTCACGCAACGTGAAATTTGAGCGGCCATGGAATTTGTCGCTGATGGCCTGCTCGGAGACACCCAACTCATGCGCCAGATCGCGCTGTGTGACGTGATTGTCTCTCATGAGTTTTCTTATCTGACTAATCATTTAAAAACTTTCAGACTAAAGATTTGATGAAGTTCTAGACCAAAGATTAACCATATGACGTAGCCAACACGCCGAGTACTACGCTAAAACCGTAGTAAAATGAATTTCATGACAATGCTAGATATTCAGCCGAGCGCTACATTGCGCAGGCAGGACGTTGTTGCGATGAATACGAACATGATCTTGTCCAACAGCGGTTTAATGAAGAAGGACCTTGCTAAGGCAATGGGGCTCTCGCCGCAATCGATGGCGTCGAGGCTTCAGAGCAAGGCCGATTGGACCATTGACGAAACTTGCGCGGCGGCCGATTTCTTCGGCGTCCCGTTGATGGCTTTGCTGGATGAGAACTTAACGCCAGCAAAAGCCATGGAATATATAAAAAACCGCCGTTCCGATAATGGGAACGACGGTCAATTGGTAGCGGGGCATGGATTTGAACCATGGACCTCTGGGTTATGAGCCCAGCGAGCTACCGAGCTGCTCCACCCCGCGTCGGCTTGTCTCTCAGACAGCTCTATCTACAATAGGTGCAGATTCCAGAAAGTCAACATCGGCGTGTCGCGTCATCTTCCCGCGGTTTTAAAACGTGAATTGGCTCACGCAGCGAGGGGTTTGGGGCGGAGTCGGAGTCGGGGTAATAACGCGCCATAAATGGCCGTTATAGGAATGCCCTGAACCGTTATCCCGAATATTGACATAATAGGAACATGCCTATCAAGATCCCCAGTGGCCTGCCGGCCAGAGATATCCTCGATTCGGAGCGCATCTTCGCTCTGGAGAAGCCCGAGGCGGAGCGTCAGCGCGTCCGCCCGCTCAAACTGGTGATCCTGAACTTGATGCCTAAGAAAATCGAGACTGAAACACAGCTGCTGCGTCTGATTTCCAAGTCGCCGCTGCAGGTCGAAATCGACTTCATGAAGACCTCCACGCATGAGGCCACGCACGTTTCCGCCGATCATCTCGTCAAGTTCTACGAAAACCTCGATGCGTTCAAAGACAACTATTACGACGGTTTTGTGGTCACCGGCGCGCCTGTAGAGCATATGCCGTTCGAAGATGTGGACTACTGGGACGAGTTCAAGACGATTCTCGACTGGGCCTCCACCCATGTGTTCTCCACCATGTACCTGTGCTGGGGTGCGATGGGCGCACTGTACTACCGCTACGGCATCCACAAGGTGGATTACCCCGAGAAGATTTTCGGCGTATTCCCGCAGTACCTGCAGGACGAATACTGCTTCCTGACCAATGGCTTCGACGAGATTGATCTGCAGCCGCACTCCCGCCTCGCCGGCGTGAACGAAAACGAGGTACGTGCCAACCATGACCTTCAGATCTTGACTTGGGGGCCGCAGTCCGGCCCGGGCCTGATCGCCACGCGTGACTTCTCCGAAGTGTTCGCGCTCGGCCATTGGGAGTACGGCAAGTACACGCTCGCCGAAGAATACGAGCGCGATATGGCCAAGGGCATGACCAACGTGCCCTTCCCGAAGAACTACTTCCCGCATGACGATCCGAAGCTGGAACCGTTGTTCGCCTGGCGCGCCCACGCCAATCTGCTGTGGCGCAACTGGCTCAACTGGGTGTACCAGACCACGCCGTATGACCTGACCGAGGTGCCGCAGCTCAGGGCTGAGAAGAAGCTCGGTACTGATCGTTCGATTCGGCATGAGCCGGGCGGGCCGCGCCAGGATGATTTCAAGCCGTTTGTGCATGACGGGTATGGGGTGATTCAGGGCTGA